GTATAAGGTGCAAGGTAAGCGGTCAAACTTACCATGCCAACATCATAACAGTAAACATCACAATATGTCAATACATACAACACAACAAAATGAGGGTAGCACAACAGAGACAGCTTGGCAGCCTAACAGTGGTAATAATGTCGACGATACTACAACACCAGTACAGACAGTAGCAGATAATGACAGTACAGCTAACAAGGTACAACAGAGTAAGAACACGCCACAAACCACCACAACGCCATTAAAAGCACCGAAGCTAAAGACAAACAGTCAAAGAGTACTAGACATAATAGCCACGCAGGAGACACGCAACGCAAGCGCAGCATATAAGCAAGTTTATCCTAACGCCAGCGACATTACAGCACGCAGCAACGCTTACCAGTTACTACAAAAACCTAGTAGCCAAGTATACCTACAACAACACACATCTAAAGCTGTTGAGAATATACTAGAGTTAGCTAACAGCGCCAAGAGTGAACTTGTACGCTTAAATGCTAATCAAGACATCTTAGACCGTAACTTCGGTAAGGCAACTATTAAGCAAGAACAGGTATCAACAGGGGTGACGCTAGTCATCAACCTAACAGGGGAATAACAGGGGTGACATGCGCCTACGCGGGGACCACACGTCACCAACAGTGATGCGACCTCTGTTCTCTCTCTTACCCACCCCCGTTGACCTCTGTTGTAACAGAGACTCATGCGCCTAGACATGTACATAAAGAAGAGTATCTTCGAGTGTCTGTAATATGCCCATTCCTAATAAAATTAGACCTAAATTACATTTTGGTGTAAACTGAATACACATAACAGATTGAAAGGTGTGTATCCCAGATGAGTAAGCGTAGATTAAATATAACGATAGATGAAGACATGTTTATTGCCTTTAAAATGGATGTTCGTTCGGCTTCCGCAGTAATTAACAATTTGCTTAAAGACCAGTTTCTACAAGCCAATCGTGAAAAATTAATCGCGGTTGTTACACAACAAGTAAAAGATGCCCTTACAGCTGACCAGATTTGGCTGAATGAAGTACGTGGGCAGGGCGCAACAGTAGTACGAAACGCTAGAATGACTACCTTTGAAGAAAAGACCGCTGGTTTAGGCGAAGGCGTAGAACTACCCCCTACCATTACATTACCCGCCTGTTGCTTCAACAGTAACCCCTGCAAACACTGGGCGTACGACGGGCTAAACGACAGATGGCAAAACTCTATTAGTGGCGAAATAAGAGAAATATAAAAGAACCCCTTGAGAGATGGGGTCCTTTTTTATCTTCGGAGGTGACCTGAAAGTTACTAAGGTTCTATTTACCTGTGGCCCCGCTGTGATTAAGCGGCAGAATAAATCCCCTTTATTATACATAAGTATTGTTGTAAAATAAAGCAAACAAATATTCCAAAAAAATAATCTAAATGAGGAATAATATGCCCAAAAAAGAATGGACAGCCGAGGAACGTAAGGCCTTCGGTGATAAAATGCGTGCTTCTAAACTAGCAAAACAGATGGAACCTATCGCAAAGGCTACCAAAACAATAGAAGTGACCCCCCAGACAACCGTGGCCAACACAGTTACATTAGAAGAACTGCAACGGCAACTTAACCAAGTAATGGAGTCAAATGCGCTGCTAACGGCAGCTTTTTTAAATCAAAAGACAAATAGCTCTATAGGTGTAAGTTCCACCGGTAGATTATTGGGTGAAGTCGAGAAGTATCTTACCGACCCCGCGCTCTATCCAGACCCTACCCCCCGCCTGAAGGACGAAGCAAGACTCCAGACTATCGCTTTTAATCACAATTACGAACTAGAATACGCCGTGGACACCATGAGCTACGAGACCAAAACTGGCGTCAACACTAAAGAACCCAACTTTACTGTTACATTAAACAGAATTGTATTGGACTCCCAGGGCGTACAAACCAACAAAAGGTACCGTGCCCGTAGGTTTGTCTTTAAAGAAGACCCCCAAGCTGCACTTGTCTTAGCGAGAGAGAATAACCTAGACATCGACAAGACAGACGAAAAGTACTTCCTAGACGAGATGCGCTACTATCGTGTAAAGGATTGGTTATTCGAAGTATTCTGGCCTAAACCTATTCCATTAAAAGAAGGTGTCCGTGAAGAAGTAATAGGTGGACAGGTCGTACAGACCTTCACTGTGAGCTCAGAAAACAGCACTGGTGTAGACTTCGACAAAATCAACACTAAGATGGTGTAATGGGCTACGTCGTTTTGAAGTTGTGTGCTACAATTACGATATGAAGACGCACACAATTAAAATAGAAAACGAAAAGCCAACAATCTGTACAAGATGTAATGAGCAAAGAGACAGCTTTCCTGTAGCTGGCAATGGTCATGGTAAATGGTATTACAGGCCTATATGTACCAGATGTAAGTCACGGGCCGATAAACTAAGACAAAATGAGTGGAGACGCCAATCGAAACTTAAAGACCCAGAAAAGTGGAAACTTGAAACACGCAGGCGCACTTTAAAAAGAAACTACGGCATAACCCTTGAAGAGTACCAGCAGATGTTAAGGAAACAGGGGGGTTGCGCTATCTGTGGAAAAAATGAGGGGCTGAAAGAAATGCCAGTAGACCATTGTCATAAAACTGGGAATATACGTGGAGTGCTGTGTCATTGGTGCAATAAGGGGTTGGGACAATTTTTTGACAATCCTAGTACACTTAGAAAAGCAGCAGATTATATTGACAGGAATAATATTTAATGTCATACGTGGCTTCAAAAAAACAGGCGGCGGCACACCGAGCTTTCATGGTTGACGGTTTCAAAAGGGGGGTACTCCTAATGGGCCGTCAATCTGGGAAGACGTACTTCGCCACCCAACATGCATGGATTTCTGCTGTTTTAGAGCAGGGAAGGTACTTTGTGGTGTTTAAGACATATAAACAAGCCCACGAGGTCGTATGGAGGCAGTATGTTCCCCTCATTCCAAAAGAACTTATTTATAAGAAGAACGAACAAGACTTATTAATCGAGCTGAATTACCTAGCCAATACCCCCGTTACGCTCCCTTCTGGCGAAACGGTGATGGTCAACCACGACACCACCAAACCCCGTTCAACTATCCAATTACTAGGTAGTGACCAATCCGACTCCCACCGTGGGTTTAGGGCACACGGTATGATATTCGACGAATATGCTGACCAAGACCCCGATAACTGGAAGGTAGTCTACGAACCGATGTTCTCTACCACGAATGGTTGGGCTATATTTATGGGTACACCTAGGGGATACAACCACTTTTATGACCTTATTCAGTTCGCTAAAGAAGATGATAAGTGGTTCTACCAGGAGGCAACATGGCGGGACTCGCCCTATGTAAGTGCAGAATTCATGGCTAACGTAAGGGCCGAAGCAGAAAAGCGTGGTATGCTTTCGGGCTTTATGCAAGAATATGAATTAGAATTTAGAGCCGTTCAGGGGGCGGTATATCCTATGTTTGACAGAAAAGTACACGTTATACCACCGAGCGAAATACCTCTCGACCTTACTTATTATGGAGCAATTGACTTTGGTTGGCACACCACCGCTTTCCTTCTATTGGGAGTGGACAAAGACCAAACCTGGTACTTGTTAGATGAAGTCTATGGTAAAGAAGAAACCCTTGTAGATGTCATCCCACGAATTAAGAACGTCGTAGGCGATAAGAGACTCGTACTTATAGTAGCCGACTCCGCCGATAGAGACGCCGTAGAGATGATGGGTAAAGAATACCCCGTTGCTGGGATTAATAAGGCCAGTGACTCTAAGGGGTACGCTACGGGTATTGGACTTGTAACTGCCAAATTAAAGCCACGTATGCAACTTGTAGGGCTTCCAAAACCATCATTATTTATAGGTAGCAACTGCAAGAACTTTATTTTCGAAATAGAGTCTTACCGCTTCCCAGAAGAGAAGGCCGATAGGAATGCTTCCGACATCCCTGTTAAAGAAAATGACCACGGCCCAGACGCCCTACGTTACTTCTTCTTACACATGAAGCATGGCCTTGTAAAAGATGAAAAACCCCTCGTATTCGAAATGGAAAAGCACAGTAACGAATACGGATTATTGTGATACCATATAATTACAAATAGGAATATTAAAAATGCCCAAAACAAAATACGAAAACGCATCAGAAGAGAAAAAAGACGCACAGGACTTTCAATCTGAATATAAGTCTGATTATGAGTCAGACTGGCAGATACACCGACAATATATACAGAGCTTTGACGCCTACGAAGCCATGCTTGTTGGAACTGTTTATGACTCCGTAAGCAATAAGACCGACGGCAGCAAGATAACCGACAGTTACGCAGCTACCCTATCTAGAGACCGCGCTGACCGTGTAATCGCTAAACTACCAGAGGGCGAAACCCGTTCTGTTGGTAAAGCCGACTCTGGCAAGGCAGCATTCATGGACATCCTTCGCCAAAAGTGGATGTACCCTAATGCCAACGCACAACGTCCATTCTTAGAAAAACTCAACTTATGGCAGTTTTATTCGTCAGTTTATGGTTACATGCCAATGTTTTACGACTGGACTACCTCTAATACGGGCTATGTGGGCCCAGATTGTTGGTTATGGAACCCCCGTAACCTCATCCCCCAGCAGGGTAGGGTGTCGATTGAAGACATGGACTACGTTACGGCCCTTACTTGGGTATCTAAAAAGAAACTACAAGAGATTTTAGAGAACGAAGTAGAGGGCGATGGCTGGGATAGGGACGCAATCTCTCTCTTAATAGACCGTGCTGACTCTAAAAATGCAGGTAATGACACCCTTCAGGATACTTTTGTCGAACGAAATCGCAATCCAGGTGGTTCTAAGAAGGGTATCTGCCTTGCAACCCGTTATGAAGCAGGTGAAGAGGGTAAATGGTGTACATTTGCTCCAGAAGATGGCTTTATTAGCATTAGGGAACTAGACAACCCTCACAAGAACGGCAGAATACCGTTTGTAGTGAAGTATGCACAACCATTATTTGACTCATTCTACGGATTGGGTGACTTCCAACGTGCGAAACCCCTACAATTTGCCCGCGATGGTCTTACGAACTTCTATTTTGCTTCACTTAAAAGGAACTTGGCTCCTGGTATTATCGTAAATGCCAACGGAGTGGTAAAACACACTCTAGACGTCACAAAACCGAACCCAGTCCTAATGGAAACCATTCCTAACTCTATCCGCCCTATGCCTACCAATACTGCAGGTCTTGCAACCTACCAAGGTGTACAATCTAACCTTACTGGTTCATTACTAAGCCTTTACGGAACCCAGAACGCTTCATCTCCAGGTGCAGAAACCCTTAACCCATCACAGGGTAAGACACCAGCAGCTATAGAGATGTTCTCTGCCGTAGAAGCAACTCGTGACGGTGCAGAACGACGTCATCTAGAGACCGCTATAGAGCAACTTACCGACGGATTTATGAGTATTACAGTTAGTATAGGCACAGAAGACGTACCAGTAGACTTATTTTATGAAGATATTGTCGAAATCTACAAGTCTGGTCTTACAGATGTGCAGGGGCTATTTGACGGTAAAATTACCCTTGATGGTACCGAAACCGCAGGGACTCTACGCATTAACCCCGCTATGCTTAAAGGCATAGAGTACCGTTTTAATATCGACCCTAACTCTACAATGAAGATTAACAAAGAAAAGCAACTTCAAAGCTTAGAACGCTACGTTGGTAATATAGGTAAATTCCAGAACATATTTAAAGACGACCAGCGCATTGAATTCCATCCAGACAAAATATCTGAAGCATTCGGTCAACTTGCAGACATTAAAGGTGCAACTGAATTCGTTACTATTAAAGAAGGCCCTTCACCCCAAGAAGTCCAGATGCAACAGCAAATCCAAGAGCTTACGCAGAAGCTTCAAGAAGCCGAGCAAAAGGCAGCACATCGTCCACCTAGTGAGTCAGTTAGCTTTAAGGATGCGGTTGAAGCTGGGTATACTGAAGCTGCAAGTGCTATGCTAGAACAAGCAGGACTTCCAGGTGAAAAGACTACCGAACCAACAGTTAACAAAGCGGGAGTGTTTAATCACCCAGTAGTAGGACAAGCGGCAGACGTTATAGCTAAGATGTAAAGGAGATACATAATGGGGCCACAAAACGTACTAATGGGGGACGCGCTGGATTTACCAGAGCCGTCATTAGATGAAAAGGAACTAGTAGTAGAAAAGCAGATGGCTAACTACACTAAGACCGAAGACTTTAAGCGTATACAAGAGTATTGTCAATCAAGGATAGACTTTTACCAAACACACCTACCAGACGGTAAGATTATAGGGTTAGAAGTAAAACCAACAGATAAGGATTGGGCTACAGCAAATATTATAATAAGTGAATTTAAACTCTTAATGGGTAATTATGTGAACGCCACGGAGGCCGTAGAGAATGCAGCCGTATGAACATGAAGACGCCGAGTTCTATAAGAAGCTACAGGTAGCCCCACCAGAGGTTAATCCCCACGGTACAGATGAAGACATCCGCTCCCAACTTAAACCCTTAAAAACATGGGGTTGGACTCTTTCGGGTAATCAACTCACCGCCCAAACAGACCATGGCCCACTTACACAGACAATACCTACGGGATATATCTGCCACGGTACCGATGATAATGGTTTACCTATTTTAAAGAAAATAGTATTATAAGCTCATAGGTGTCGCCCGTACCATCCGAAAGGTAAACGTGGGGTTGTAAAATAAAACTAACGAGCGGAGTCGTCCGAGCCGCCAAACAAATGCGTGGACTGTAAAACAAAAGAAAGACAATATGGACCCAAAAGACATGACCGACGAGCAATTACAAACTGTAATAACGACGGGAGTGGAACCCGAGGTTGAACAACCAGAGGAAGTGGTACCAGAGGTAGAGACCCCCGAAGAAGTGGTCGAGACTCCATCAGTTGAAGAGGAACCAGAAGACCCAGTGGTCGAAGAGGAACCGCAACCGTCACGACGCGAGTCATTACGGATACAACAACTCATAGAAAAGATGAAGCAACAGCCTCAAGCTCCAAAGCAACAAGCCCAAAGAGAAGACGCTCTAGACTACGCCGCAGCTCTTGACGCTGACCCAGAAGTCATTAGACAACTAGAGGCAGACCGACAAGCAGCAAGTCAGGCTAGCTACAATGCAGGACTCGAACAGAACAAGTCAATCCTATTCCATACACGCCTAGAAATAGACGCACCAAGGGTAGAAGCGAAGTACAAATTCCTCGACCCAACCGACAAAGAAAGTTTTGACCCAGTACGAGCAAATGCTATGAACCAATTGTATTTAAACGCTTCAGGCTATAATGCAGACACAGATTCCGTGCTTAACCCGAACATTCGTTACTCAGAGTTCGTGGAGGCACAGATGGAATTTGCAGAAGCACTACTCGCCGACAAGCAAATTCGTACTACTAAGAACATTGTTAAGCAAACTGCCCAGACAGGCCTACGCCCAGATGGAAGTTCGGCTAAACGACTAAACCTTAATCAGTCCGAGAAAACCATGTCAATCGAAGAGCTATACGCCGCAATCGGCCAAGCTCCACCAAAATAAGGGATAATACCCAAACAAAAAGGAAAATAAAATGGCTACTTTAGGCTCAAACGTAACTCTTAGTATCGCTCAAACAGCACAGTACGTACCAGAAATCTGGTCACGTGAAGTGCAGCAACCATTTGACAAGGCTCTACAAGCTCGCAAACTAGTACAAGACCGAAGTGGTCTAGTATCTGGTGGTGGCGACATCATTCGTATCCCATTCACAGCTGGTGTAAACGCCCGTGCTAAGGCTGCATCAACTGACATTACCTTCGACTCACCTGAAGGTACTCCAATCGCTCTTAACATCGACAAGCACTACTACGTAGGTGTTAAAATCGAAGACATCGCTAAAATTCAAGCAACCTATGACCTTAAAGCTGCTTTCATGCCTCGTATGGCTGAAGGTCTTGCTCGTCAAATCGACACAGACATCCTAGGTCTTTACACATCTGCTGGTACGGTAGTTGCTGGTGGTGCTGCAATTGATGACGCTGACGTTATCTCTGTTATGACCACTTTCGACCTAGCAAACACACCTATGGACTTGCGCCGTGGTGTTATTGGTTCTTACACAAAAGCTGACCTATCAGCAGTTAACAAGTACACCGCTTACGACCAAACTGGTAAGACTGGTAAAGCTGTTGACAACTCTGGTGGTCTAGTTGCTAACGTATATGACATGGACGTCTTCTACTCACAGAACGTACCTACAACCCACAACGTATTCTTCCACAAAAATGCAATCAACTTTGCACAGCAACAAACTCCAAAGTTCGAAGCGCAGTACATGGTTAAGGGTCTTGCATGGGAAACTGTACTTAGCACTGTTTACGGTGTTGGTATCGAACGCTCTGCATCAGTTATCGACTTCACTCGCACAACTCAAGCCTAGTCTTTGACTAGCACACCTGGGTATGTGTAAAACTGCCCCACCGAGAAAAGCATTAAGTCCGAGTATCGTGTAATAAAAAAAGGAAATATTATGGCAGCACGTCAAGAACTCGCAATTAGGGCTAGGGCTTTAGGCCTTGACCCAACAACTATCCCAAACGATTCTAAACTAGAGCAGAAAATCCTCTACTTAGAGAAGTTTGGCACAACCTACACCGAGACTTTGGGTACACAAACCCTTACAATGTCAGGTGTGGCTGTAAACGGTGAAACTATCACTATTGGAAACCGAACGTACACATGGAAAACTGCGCTAACAGGTGTTAAAGCCTCTAGCACGCTTACCAACGCTACCTCGTTCTCTAACGGTGAGACTATCACTATAAGCAATAAGCAATACACAATGCGTACAGCACTAACAAGTCCTGCACAGCAAAACGAAATTCTTATTGGCGCTGCTGTTACCAACTCATTCGACAACATTAAGAGTGCAATCAATGGTACTGCTGGTGAAGGTTCAACCTACAGCTTTGGTACTACTGCTCACTCTGATGTAACCGCTACTACTAAGACAGGTACAACCCTACTTGTAGTCGCTCGTGATTTTGGTACAGATGCAAACCAACTAGTTACAGCTGAAACAGCTGCTACTGGCGCATGGACTGGCTCTACCCTAGCGGGTGGTGTCGCTAACGTGCTTAACGAACTAAAGCTATCTGGTGTAGCTGCAACTGATTTAGGTATCCTAAAAGATGCAGTAAACAACACTGGTGCTGTAGGTGTAGAAGGTACTGACTATTCAACAGGTACTCCTGTTCATGCTCAGGTTACTGCTACAACTAAGACAGCAACTACTTTATTGTTTGTTGCTCGTAACGCTGCATTTGATAATGCCAGCATTGCAACGACAGAAACCATGGCTAACGGCGCCTTCGGTGCTGCTACCTTCGCAGGTGGTGTCCGTGGTGTCGTAGCTCTTGATGCTACAGCTCCAGCTGGTAGCGCTGGTATCTCTGGCGACGTAAACCTACTTTAGTAGTAAACGTAACTATACAGACCCTTGTGAAAGCAGGGGTCTTTTAGTATGCTTAAACGTAGGAGACAATTTAATGATTACAACGAAAATAGTAACGGGTTCCGACCCACTAGATAGTGTATTAGCTGGTGCTAAAATACTTCACGATGCGGTAAGTGTAACGATGGGCCCCAGGGGTAGCAACGTAATTTTTAGAAAATATGGCAAGCGAGTAGGTGTCACCCACGATGGTGTCACTGTAGCCAAGATGGTCAAATGTGACGACGAAGAACAAGACGTCGGTGCAGACCTTCTAAGGGAAGCTGCCATGAAACTAGACGTTACAACGGGCGATGGTACTACTACCGTAACCGTACTGGCGTATAACATACTAGCCGAAGCTGCTAAAGAGATTAAGGCTGGTGCTAACCCAATGAAACTTAAACTGGCGATAGACGCTCTATTACCAGAGATTATTAAACAGATAGAAGCCCACACAGACAAAGACGTTACTTTAGATAAACTTATAAACATAGCTAGCGTAGCCTCTGGGAGCAAAGAAATCGGCAAACAGGTAGGTGAAGTAATCCACGCAGCTGGCAAAGACACCCCTATACTTCTAGGGTTTAGCGATAACATCGACACTAATGTAGAGATTATT